GTTAGAATCGATTGTCTCGCCATTACCCAAAACGCCGATATTCTCAAGCGCCTCGGTTAGCACATCACTGGCGGTTACAGCATAGTCATAACTCCCGGAAGTTGCCATTATTTTATCTTTCTAAGTGACTTATCAAGCACGTCGTAAACTTCATCTGCTGAAATATCAGCCTGACATTGTGCGCATCCTGTTGCTTCGTCTTGCTTACAAAATTCGAAGCTGTAGTGCATTTGATGACAAGGGAAACAACTTGTTTTAGGCTCAAATGCGTGAGTGTTTTTCCAGTGCTTAACCAGATTGTTTTTAGACGAATGAGAAAGCATGATTAACTTCCTCATGTCTTCCATTCCTACAGCGTTTAATACGCCTGTTTCTGGCCCGATTACAATATCTGCAACCTGAGCGAAAGCCAAAGATTGACGGATAGACCACACCCCAGAACGACAAATTACTCGCGGCTCTTTCTCCCAACCTTGTTCAAGCAGCTTGCAAAGTTCGTCACCCACAAGAACCACTTTTGCGTCTTTATGCTCGATCATTACCTTTGCAATGATGTTATCCAGATGTGGCCATGTTTTATGTACGGCAGACCCAGATAATGACCACAAAATAACCTTACCGCCTAGTTTCTGCTTTTCATCCTTGGCCCACTTCTTTTCTTCATCTGTGGCATAAAACTTTTGATTAATCTCGTAAGGAAGTTCAGCAAGATCATGCGTGAATTCGTTGTAATTGTTATTTAGCATCTTGTTGCGCAGGGAGTGAGGCCACCCATGCTGAGTTCTGCCCTGAAGCGCAAGCAATGTTCCCTCAACAGATTCAGAAAGATTAATAAATTTCGTGTACTTTGTTTTCAGCGCATCCCAGAATGCAGGCAATGCGTGGTTAGGTACTTGATCCTTTCCCTGAACCACAAACTTATCAATATTATGATCGTGCTTTGAAATCTCATAGCCTATGTTCGTTGTGTATAACGTAACTTCGTAACCTTGTTTCTTGAGAATAGGGTATAGGCTAGATGCCTGGATTGCATCACCAAACGCACCATAACGCACAACAGCGCACGTTTTATCTGCTTTCGGCTCTTTGTACGTGTACTTATGTTCATTCAATTCTGTGCGCTTATAGACTTGAAAGAAGCTGTATTCCCTGCCACCACTACGCGTCTCATTACGAACTAGATCCCATCCGCCAACATCAAGCATGAAGGCTTCAATATCTTCAGGGAGGTAGTCTGCTTTATGATCTGGGTTAGCACCTTCTTGACCAACATTAGGATAGTGGTCTTTGTGTGGCAAATAAAGGATTAAATACCCATTGTCTTTAATGACACGATACCACTCTTTAAGAGCTTCTTTAGCATTAACAATATGTTCAAGCAAGTGGCTTGAAAACACAAAGTCCATCGACTTGCTGGCAAATATCCCCAAATCTTCGCAGGTGTCAACATGAACATCCACCCCCTTCATACCCCAATGATGACCGTTATCAACACCAGTGAAGTGTGGAAATGCTTTAAACTGGCCGCAACCTAGATCAAGCCCTCTACCATTGGTATACTCGACAAGTTCCCAACGAATTTTTGCCGCTTCATCACCTTGGGGGTCTTCTTTACGCCACATGTTTTACAGGCCTTCCGAGTTTTTTAGGTTGAACAATCTCTTCAGCTTTTATTGTAACATTTTCAGGCGTTAATAGGTTGCCATCACGGTCAAAAACATTCCCGAATTGCTCATATTTTGAGCCGTCAGTAGAACCCATTACCTCGCCATACGGTTTGGACTTATCGAGTTTCATTCGTCAAATGCCTGCTTTGTATACCCGCGCTTATTGTCTTCGTCGGATGGTTTAGACGCTTCAGCATCTGCATCGTAGTTTTCCATTGCAAGACGGCGCTTACGAAGCCGATCTAGGATTGAACCTTCACCGGCTAATACGTCAACGGTACGCTTTTGATCTTTATTATTCGCCATTTTTCACATCCTATCATCAGTATTGCGGCGCTCAAGGAACCCACCGGAGTAATCTTCTTGATCTTCAGCCATGCACATACCATACTTTTTGCGCATTGCAGTTTCTTCTGCTTCTGCATCTTTGAACACGTTTTCATTTGTCTCTGGGATGTAACCAGTATCAACATATCCGCGATCTAAATCTTTAGGACTTATTTTATCCATTATATTCTCCAAAAAAAGAGGCCGAAGCCTCTATTTTATTAGGCTGCTATTTCAGAGCCAGGTATTGCGACACATTCAAAAGCAACACTACGAGAGGTTGTTGCATCAGTTCCGTGAGTAAACCAGAACGCATTACCAGCCGCCAGAGTAACGTCCGTAATATCATCCGTTACAGTCGCATATGAAGCCGATGTAAGAACAGTAAGTGTGGTCGTTGCGGTAGCTGTACCGTTTTGAGTATAAAGCAAAGGTTGTGAACCTGCGGCAGTTGTTACCAATGCCAGATTAGGTGCATTTACCACTTGCTTGATCTTCATTGCGGTGAAAGCAGCAAATTTTTGAGTAACACCGTTTGCGCCTGCGGTAGTAGATCCGCTAAACACATAAGGTGTCAAATATGCTGGGTGATCGTAAGACATAGATTTTGTAGCCATTTTATTTCCTTTGTCACCACATGCCTCTCATGTGGCTAATTGGTTTGGCAGAGCGAGAAGGCGCTATAAGCCAGTTAAAAATTATACACTTTTCGCAGCTTAATTCTGCTGATTGTTCCCTGACTAACATTTACCATTTTAGCAATAATTGTTTGTGATATTCCCAAAATCAATAATGCTCTTATCTTATTAACTTGTTCGTTAGTCAAGTTAGAATTTGGATTTAATTCTCCGGGCAAGGAAGCGTGTTTTGCACCTTCAAATTTTATTTCCTTATCCGTATCATCAACAGGATGGGTATCTTTATGACACTGGAAGCAAAGCCATCTAACATCCAAGGGTTTTGTATAATCCTCATGATGTGCATGTACATTTTTATCTGTATAACACACTTCACATGGAAGCCTACTTAATACACCCTTACGAATGGCATAATTGAGTTTGTTCTGCGCTTGCGTTTTCTCTCTATTTCTAGCTCGATACGCTACTGCCAACTCAGCATGTCTTTCTTTGTTATTTTGTTTCCAATTTCTTGATCTCTCAAGCTGCTTTTTATACTGTTCTTTACTTCTGTCCATAATATTCTCCAATAATTAAATAGGAAAATATTATAACATGTCACACTGTGCTATGCTTATTTATATACATCACACCGCGCTATCCCACTTAACCACCCTAGCATTGGCAGCATCTGCGGTCGGGTGAACTATACCGAACCCACCTAAATAATACCAGGCAACACCCTTAGAGCGACCATAATCAGTCGGGATTTTACCGCGCATCTCTTCAGGCACTGCGATAGCTTCCGCTACTGTGTCAGCACCGAAGAAGTAAATCCAGTCTGAGTAACCACCGTTCCAAGCGTCAGCAGTGCGAGAGAACATGTTGTATGTAGTCGAGTCAGTCGCACCGCCTTTAGGGATGTTTGTCTGTTCTACATAGCGCACGTTTTCATAGCGACCGATTTCACCGTTCATAATCATGCTAAATCCACGATCTGTGTACTGATGGATAGACTCAAGCTGATTTTTGATAAAACGGTAAGTTGTGGGCCATGCCAGAGCATAGTAATCATCGCCGGTATATGACGGGATATTACGTTCTTTCATCGTGTCAACAATCAACTTGGCATGTCCAGTATTAAAGGCTTGAGAGTTAGTTGCCACGGCTGTGCCGTTAGTTGTCAGGGTGATAGTAGTGCTTGAAGTACCAACAACGCGCAAAGGAGTTGCATTAAATTGGGTCGCAGCGGAAGCATCAAACCACTTCGTAGCATCATTTTTCAATACTTTATTTACGATTGTTTTCACTGGATGCAGTGACAAATCATCCAACTTACCAGAGTAAGGAACGCTGTTACCAGCCTCTTGAATGGTAAGAGTACCTTGGATAATGGTGAAGTTTGTCTCCGCCATTGTGTTGGTTTCTGTCAGTGTTGAACCGGCTGGAGTTGCAACATCTTGATAAACGTCCCAGTGATAGGTATCACCGTGTTTTTTACCTTGGAATGCGGCATCCTTTACGTCGCAAAACTGACGAAACTTTGTTTGTGGTTGAACGGCCATACGCAATTCTTCTGACAGATTGTCAGAATACATATAACCACCGAGACTATTTGTTGCCCAAATTTGACCACTCATGGTGTTTCTCCTTAATTAGATTGCCCTCGACGTTTCCGCATATCCTCGATAATGTCAGATGGTGTCTTGGGTTTTGCCTCCGCCGGTGTTGATTTCTTCACCGAAGCAGACGTTAAATTTACTATATTTGATTTAAGTTCTTTTTTGGTTTCAAGCGATTGCACAGCACTTCCGCCTTTCCACTGACGCAGTTCGTCACCGATAGATTTATAAAGCTCTTTCCGTGGGCGGTTGTCACCATTTGCCCTCGCTCTATCTTCTGCTGAACCTGCCAATTGTAAAAGGTAGGGGTCTTTTGCTATATCACTATACTCATTCAAGAACCAATCAGATGCTGTCTTGAAATCTACATTGTCGAGCACTTTTTGTGTCGTTTGCCTCACCAACTCATCGGGGGTAGTGGTATCACGTCCCCTCATCTGGTTTACGGCATACGCCTTTTGTGCGTCGTCTCCATGTTCAAGCGCATAAGCCACTGTTGCATCGTCCCACTGAGGGGATGGATCGACAGCCGCTTGTGGTTGAACATATTCTTTTGCTTCACGCAGTAGGCGAGTTGCTTCCTCTAGCCGTTTATCTGCTGAAGACTCTTTTTGCATGGCACGGATGCCAGCTTCATAAATCTTGTCGCGTGGTACTTCTTTTTCTTCACCGTCAACCTTAATCTGGACGGTTTCTATCTTGACTTCAGGCTCTTCATTCTTTGCTTCAGGATCTTCCTGCTTTTCGTCTTTAACGTCA